GCCTATCTTGGCCCGTATACAACAACAAGGAACTGCAATGAAAGAAGCAAACATATTTGAAGCCTGGGCCGAAAACCTATTAGAAGGCACATGGGCCACACCCAACACCCCAGAGCAACAGCAAGAACTCATTGCGCTGTTGTCACAAGAGTTGCCAGTTGGTGCAGATGCAACCAATGCAACCGAACAACTATACAGTTTGGTCGGTGACGACATCCTGTTCGATCAACTGCAAGATCTGGCCGAACAAGATGCCAATGCTGATTGCCGTAATTTGGTTATTGCACGTATCAAAGACATGTCCAACAAAGGATTTGAAGATTTTGAGCCAGTGCTAGACGCACTCAGATCAGAACAGTTGGCTCCTGCTACAGTGGCTCCAGAAGCACCAGTAGCCGCTGCACCAGCACCAGCAGAAGTGCCACCCCCTCCTGTGGCCGAACAAGATGATGAAGAATATTCAGTTGATGGCGGAATGAACAATGAACTATTGCAAGATGGCATGCTTGGAGCAGTCCTTGGAGGTGCCGCCGGTGCCGCACTAACAAAGAGCCCAGGTGGTGCAATGACAGGTGCCAAACTAGGCAGTGCCGCACAAGATGCATTTGGTGAAGAAGAAACAGACGGATCATGCAACTACACGGCTGAAGGCGAACACTGCCCAGAACACGGCTTGATGGAGTGCGGCAGCATGTACGAAGATGAACAAGATACAATCGGCCGTTTGCGTGAACTATCTGGAATGAATATGTCACAGCAGGTTGTGGACGAAGAGACTAAACAAAGAGATAAATTCTATTATCAACGCAACGATATCTGGAGAGTCATGGACGGTGACGAAGTAGTTGACGAATACAAGCCAGCACGTTATGAAGTTGTTGGCGCCAAAAAGTTATTGGCTCAATATGATGACGACAATATTGATGTTACGCACGTTATAAGCCCAATGGGAGTTGTTACATACTTGTATGGCAAGCCAGAAGATGACATGGATGAAAGTATGACAGAAGGTATGACAGAAGGTATGGAAGACAGTCCGGTGGCCGGTGCTATTACACGTAGAATTTTAATGCAACGTGCAGACTTACTAAGCAAATATGGTCCTGAAAAAGTAACAGCCGCCATTGATGAAGTTGCAGACTTTGTGGGCGACGTTGAAGAAATTGGCAGCAGTGATGTCAGTGGCTGGATCAAGCAGGTTGAACAATCATTGGGCAACATGGCAGAAGAGGTTGCAGTGACAACCGGTAACCCGCCTCTGGAAGAAACATTCCAAGACGAACTAAATGATCTTAAAAGATTACTAGGCGAAGGGTGGAAAAGCGAACTTGCCGGCGGAACATTAGGCGGTGTTGGCGGAACAGTTGCTGGATCTGCATTGGGTGCATTAGCAACCGGGAGTCCAATTGGCGCAGCGATAGGTGGCGTGGTAGGTGGTGCCGCAGGCGGTACCGGTGGTGCCATGTTAGGTCGCGAAATGTCCAAAGAAGAACAACTAAATGAAATTGCTCCATTGTTGGCAGCAGGCGCAAGAGCTGTTATACCCTTGTTGGCCAAAGTTGGTCCTAAACTGGGTCAGATGGCATCAGGTGCAGGCAAAGCCGGAGCCCAAGTTGCTGGAAAAACAGCCGCTGGCATTGGCCGCGGCACAGCGGATGTCGCCAAATCTGCCGCACAGTCTGCGGCACAGAATGCAGGTCAAATCGGTCTAGGAGTTGGTGCATACCAAGCAATCACCGATGTAGCAGATAAGATGGTTGGCGGGGTTGGCGAAGTATATCGAGACGCTGGGCAAGCCGCCAGTGCGATTGCTCAAGCAGTAGGTGGTGCAATCGACGGAAAAACTATTGCCGAACTGGCAGGAGCCGCAGTTAAATACGCAATTCCAGTTGGTATATTGTTGGCTGTGCTGTACGGTGGCAAAAAACTCATTGACCAAGTAATGGCTGAAGGATTAGCCGGCGCAGCAATAGGAGGAGCCATTGCTGGTGCATCGGGCGGACTGGGAATGGCTCCGCTTGGAGCCCTTGCGGGACACGCTATTGGTGATACCCTAGGATCCACTACATCCAACAAAGGATCTCCCGCTCAAGTTAAAGAAACCACATCATTACAAGGCCAATATGGTCACTCCGGTAAACTGCAAAAGTTTGATGAGACAGAACAAGATGTGCTACACCGGTTGCGAGAACTGTCCGGAATGATTAGATCATAAAATAGTCATTAGAGCAAATGCGTCATAAATATCATTGACGCTGACACTAAAAGCGTGTACACTACTTGTGTGACACGCTTTTTCATTAGCATCACAGGCAACTTAGAAAACATTTTATAACACTAGAAAGGCAACTTAAAATGGCATCATTAGCAGACATCCGAGCACGTCTCGCAGCCTCAGAAGGCAACAACAAAGGTGGACAATCCACTGGTGGTGATAACGCAATTTATCCACACTGGAATATGGAAGAAGGCGCATCCACTACACTACGATTCCTCCCAGACGGCAACACAAAAAACACATTCTTTTGGCAAGAACGAGCAATGATTCGTTTGCCATTCAATGGCGTCAAAGGCGAGATGGAATCAAAACAGGTTTACGTACAAGTTCCTTGTATGGAAATGTGGCAAGAAACCTGCCCAATCCTGACAGAAGTACGCACATGGTTCAAAGACAAAAGTCTTGAAGACATGGGTCGTAAATACTGGAAAAAACGCAGTTACATTTTTCAGGGCTTTGTTCGTGAGAACCCCCTGGCCGATGACAAAACTCCAGACAATCCCATTCGTAGATTCATCATTGGTCCTCAGTTGTTCACCATTATCAAAGGTGCGCTGATGGATCCGGAACTGGAAGAAACTCCAACAGACACCTTGCGTGGCCTGGACTTCCGTATCACAAAAACGCAAAAAGGCGGCTTTGCCGACTACAACACTTCAAAGTGGGCACGTAAAGAGTCTGCACTGTCAGAAGTGGAACAGGCAGCAGTGGATGCACACGGCCTGTTTGACTTGAGCACATTCTTGCCCAAGAAGCCTGACGAAGCGGCTGTGAAAGTCATGAAAGAAATGTTTGAAGCATCGGTGGATGGTCAAGCATATGACACAGAGCGTTGGGGTGCTTACTTCCGTCCAGCAGGTGTATCTGCACCAGCAGGCGGCAACAGTGGTGTAACTGAAGACGACGTTGTGGCTGCAACAGCTCCTGTAGCAAAGGCTGCCCCAGCACCTGCTCCAGTGGCAAGTGCATCACCATTTGATGACGAGGAAGACGCACCAGTGGCATCCGCACCCGTTGCTAAACCAGCGGCTACAGGTCAAAATGCACAAGACATTTTGGCTATGATTCGTAGTCGTCAGAAGCAGTGATAATTTAAAAGGCTCCCTGTGGGCCTTTTAACAATTATGAATTACAAATTAGTATTTGATTGCACAGGGGACGAAATTCCATTTGAGCCATTGAATCAAGTATTGTTGGATTTTTACATTGACCGACTAAACAGTCAAGGACTGAATAGTTTTCATTGTAAAAATCCACAACACGGATCAAGAATTCTAGACAGAATACAAAAACTCAAAAAATGTGCATCGGAAATAAATCAATGGTTGTACGACTTAGCTGAACTACAGCTAGAAGATTGTGACCATGAACAATACCTTGATCAACGATTGCTTAACAAAATGCATGCTGATTGGGTAAGTTCTCAAAATTTGATTTACGATATACAGAAAAGACGAAGGGAAACAAACTTTTCTGACTTGTCAGAAAAGATACACGACATGTTTCCGGATGATATACAGACTCCTCCGTTGGGAGTAGTGATATCCAAGCTGGGGTTTGAAGAATTGTACAGTTCACTGAATGAACCACATATTCATAGTTTAGAACTCATGTTCAAAAACATTGAATTTGCTGTAAGCGATACCTGGACAAAAATTGCTGATAACCCGTTTGATAAAACACTGTTGACCAACCATCACGCCAATTTGAGCATATCGTTTAATCATCTCGGAAGAACGTTGTACAACAAATTTATTTTTTTCGACCACGGTTTAGAATTTGACGATGAAAATTCATTTGATGAATTGCTAGGATATGTAACACTGAGCTTGCAACCTTCGCAGACAATTCCGCTGAGTGCTGAATACGTTGCTTGGTGCAAAAAACATAGCAAACAGCCATCTGGGGATAATTTAAACATTGGAAATATTCCAGATCTCTACGATAATTTAACAAAATATCGTATAATTGTTTTTAGAAATTTGCTGTCTAATAACAAATTTTCAATACAAAGAGGATAACACATGGGAAAACCATTCGACATTTCAAAGTTCCGCAAGGACATTACTAAAAGCATTCAAGGCTTGAGCATTGGATTTAACGATCCAACTGACTGGATTGGCACAGGCAACTATGCACTAAACTATCTTATCTCTGGAGACTTTAACAAAGGTATTCCGTTAGGTAAGGTCACGGTATTTGCTGGTGAATCTGGCGCAGGCAAAAGTTATATCTGCAGTGGTAACATTGTTAAAAACGCACAAGAACAAGGTATCTTTGTTATTCTTGTGGACACAGAAAATGCACTGGACGAATCGTGGCTACATGCACTGGGTGTTGACACTGATCCAGCAAAGTTGCTTAAACTCAACATGAGCATGATTGACGATGTGGCCAAAGCAATTTCCACATTCATGATTGATTACAAAGCACTTCCTGATGAAGAACGCATGAAGGTTCTGTGGGTAATTGATTCGTTGGGCATGTTGTTGACTCCCACAGACGTTAACCAGTTTGAAGCAGGTGACATGAAAGGTGACATGGGTCGCAAGCCCAAAGCACTGACAGCACTGGTTCGTAACTGTGTTAATATGTTTGGTAGTCACAATGTTGGATTGGTTGCTACTAATCATACATACGCAAGCCAAGACATGTTCGATCCCGATGACAAGATCAGTGGTGGACAGGGATTCATCTATGCATCAAGCATTGTTGTTGCCATGAAGAAAATGAAGTTGAAAGAAGATGAAGATGGTAACAAAGTAAGTGAAGTTAACGGTATTCGTGCCGGCTGTAAAGTAATGAAAACACGCTATGCTAAACCGTTTGAAGGTATGCAAGTTAAGATTCCTTACTCAACTGGTATGAGTCCACATTCTGGATTGGTTGACCTGGCAGAGAAGAAAAACATTCTCAAGAAAGAAGGCAACAGTTTGGTATTTGTCACAAGTGATGGTGAAGTGATCAAACAGTTCCGTAAAAAATGGGAAGCAAATGAAAACGGCTGTTTAGACAAACTTATGGCAGATTTTGCCAACCAGAAAGATATCAGAGTAGTAGACGAAATTATCGACGAAAGCATCAACGAATAATGCAATCGATTGTAGTAACTGACAGTAATCCTATTGTTCGGATACGCGAGTATGCACCGGGTATTACAATCCATTGGCTAGTTGGAACAAGGTGTAATTTTGATTGTAGTTATTGTCCAGATCAATGGCATGATAAAACATCTAAAGATTATTCATTAGAGAAATTGCAAGCGGCGTGGATTCGAATTATGTCAGCTAGCCCTAAAAAAAATATCAAATATAATTTGTCATTTTTAGGAGGCGAACCTACTTTAAATAAAAATTTTCTTCCTTTTTTAAAATGGTTACATGAGTGTTTTGCCCAGCATCTAGGGAATGTTGGGGTTATTACCAATGGCACAGCTAGTCTAGAATATTATAAGGAAATGATAAATTATTGTGATTGGATTACATTTTCTACACATAGTGAATTTATGAAAGAAAAAAAGTTTTTCAATCTAGTAGTAAATCTACACCAGATTGCACAAAGTCATAAATGTCTAGTATCAGTTAATATCATGGATGAGTCTTGGCATCAATCTCGTAACAAACAATACAAAACATTTTTAGAGAAACACGGAATTGTTAGCTACACTCATCCAATCAAAGATTTCGGACAAGGAAAGAAACAGTTCCCGATAAAAGTTACTAACCAAATGGAATTTTTATGAATGCTGTACTAACTGAGGATATTCATTGTAATGCCATAGTAGAATTACAAGATGGTAGTGAGATTAAAATATCTGCTAATCAATTGTATGATAACAATTTGCATCATTGGAAAGGTTGGCATTGTAACGCTGGAGTTACAAGTATCTATATAGATGTTGATTTTTCAGTCTACTCAGGCACATGCAAAAACGACGAATTGGGAAATCTGTTTGATGAAAATTTTAGTTTTTTAAACGATTATACAATATGCAAAAAAGAAAGATGTACTGCGTGTGCCTCAGATCTTTATGCGGGAAAATTAGATAAAAGGAAATAAAATGACCATTGATGTAAAATTACCCAAAGAAATTTGGGGAGAACTTAAACGCTACATAAACACAGTAGATCGTGCCGAAGCGGCAGAAACTCTAGTACAAATTTTAATGGACAATGACAGTGATGCAGAGGATATTCGAGATGCCTTTACAGGAGATCGCGATGTTAAGGCAGCTTTAACTGCATATCTTGACAATGATAAAGATTATGCCGAAGACGAAGAACCTGAGGAAGAAGAAGAAGACCACGACCAAGACGATGACTGGGAAAACTAATGTGGTATAACCGCGTTGTTGCTGATCTCGGCGCCATTCCAGACTTTATTGCTCATTACGAAAATGAACTTGTTTCTGCACGACGTGACTGTGCCATTGGCGGAATAGTTGAACGAAATATCACAGCACTTCCGGGTATCACTGAGCATCGCTTTAATCAACTACAGGAGATTGAAGCAGTGCTGAACTTCCTTAACATACAACTGCGTAAGATTCGTCGACGACATTTTCAAAAGTATCTAGAAGGGTATGCTCGCGCATTGACCAGTCGAGATGCTGAAAAGTATGTGGATGGCGAGGATGAAGTAATTGATTTTGAAACCATTATCAATGAAGTTGCGCTACTACGCAATCGATTTTTGGGCATTATGAAAGCAATGGAAAGTAAAAACTTCATGTTGGGACATGTGGTTAGACTGCGAGCAGCCGGCATGGAAGATATACAGTTATGACATTTAGAAACGATGACGACAGTCATGCACACAGTTTACAAACACTCAACACACTGTTTGAGTACGATGACTTTATGGAAAGCATTGGCACACTGGTTGACTTAGGATGTGGTGCAGGACAAGATCTAGAATGGTGGGCAACTAGAACAACTCGAGACGATGCCCCGATACCCCTGAATATTCGTTGCACAGGAATAGACATCGGTACTACACCTACTGTGGTTAAAAAGCATTCTAACATTGTGTATCAAAAAATAGATTTTGAAAATACAGAAAATCTACCCAGCAAATCAAAGTTTGATGTGCTATGGTGTCATGATGCATTTCAATACTGTATCAATCCACTGGCAACATTGGCAAAATGGAACACCATTGCCGAAGATGGCGGCATGTTGATCATGGCAGTTCCGCAAACTACCAACATGGATATACGTCAACTGGCATTTGTGCAACCAACTGGATGTTATTATCATCACACTGTGGTTAGTTTGATGCACATGCTGGCCGTCAATGGCTGGGATTGTAATTCAGGGTTCTTTTTGAAACACCCAGACGATGAGTTTATACATGTGATTGCTTATAAGAGCAATCATGCTCCAATGGATCCAAAGACCACTACATGGTATGAGTTGGCAGATAAAAACTTACTGCCGGAAACTGCGGTAAGAAGTATAAATCGCTACGGGCATGTGAGACAACAAGATCTTGTACTGGCTTGGATTGACAAGAGTTTGTCTTGGTTAGGTCAACAATAATCGTCGAAGCGGCAATCCTGAGGCAATTTCCTCTGTGTACCATTCTGTGTGTGCCAGTCGCTCTAGCCATGCAGTTCGGTCTGGCTTTGCCGGATTGTTGATTGCGGATAAATCTGTATTGCCAACAGGTGCTGCCAAACTACTAGCGTGTACAAATGCTGGAACTCCGTTTAATACAGCCAGTGATCCTGGGCCACTGTTGTGATTGACCACAGCCCATGCTGTTGACAAGCATCGATCATAATCAAAACTATCATATGTTCCTTGTATAGGCCGTGGCATCTCAATAACACACCCAGGAATATCACTGATACGCTGTCTAGGATGTGGCCGTATAACAATAGGTCTGTCTGTGTATTTTCTAATGGTGTTAGCAGTTTCGGTTAACCAAGCTACGGTAGGTGGCTGTCCTGCCCACTGTTCACTGTCTGATCGTTGTGCGGCAATCACAATGTTGTATCCAGAGTTGGTCCAGGGTTTTGCTGCCAGTCTCAACTGCGCTGCTCGGCCTGGAATCAACTCGTCACCATAGTATGCATTGTTACCAGTTCCGTTGACACCTAATTTCCAAGTGCTGCCGCGACGTAGCATGCCTACTTCGACTACTACGACAGGACGATTGCTGTTGCGGAATGTTTGCCATACGCCTTGATTGTGCTTCATCCTACCGTGCCATAGCTGGCTCCAAATAACAGCAACATCCGCTGAACTGTCCATGTTGTTGTGTTTGATGCCAAGACTGTCAAGCCCTGCACGTACGGCCTCAAAAACTGGCGGACTATTAAGCGCACCATACTGATCAAAAATACTTACTCTCATAGTATTAGTTATAGGCTGTGTTTACCCTCACTAAATATCTGACTATGATATTGCCCCAACTTAACGGAACGTTAAATCAAAATAAATTCTTTATCTATGCTGCCGCAGACTCAGTGTATTTTGACCTGCATGCCCGGCCGTTGATCAACAGTATACTGGCCAATACTCCAGAATACGGAGTACACATACACATATACAATCCTAGACCCGATCAGATTGATTTTTGTCAAAGCCGCATAGGCGTAACTTGCACTTATGAACAGCCCAGTGAGGGCGAGTTTCAGCATGCAACTGACTACTGGATGACTAGAACCCAATTTGAAAACGATCGTCAGAGACAAATGTTTAAAAAAGGACAAACACGTGGCCGACAAGACCTATCAATACTGATTCGTCAGACTTATTATGCCTGTACTAGATTTGTCAGACTGGCCGAATTACTACAACCAGGACAACGATGCTTGAGCATCGATGTCGACGGATTGGTTCGTGGTCAATTCAATGATCAATTAGGCACTAAGGATTTTTATCTTTACGAAAAACCCAAAGATGGCACCCATTTGGCTGGTGCTGTGTTGCTCAATGGCACTGCTGGTGCACATGAATTTTTACAAGAGTACGCAAACAGTTTACGTGCCAGTATCGGTAAACACGATCTATATTGGTTTTTAGATCAAGTTTTGCTAGATCAACTGGTGCCAAAATACCACAAAGGTCTGTTGCCCATGAGTTATATTGATTGGGCCATGCGGACTGAAAGTGCTATTTGGTCTGCCAAAGGCAAACGCAAAGAACTTGATGTATTCAAACAAGAACAAGGAAAATACCAATGATATCAATTGTGATGAGTTATTTTAACCGCTTGACCCAGTTAAGATACACTCTTAAAACCATTGGTCAAAGTCAAATTAAAGATGTAGAAATTGTCATTGCCGAGGACTTTTGTGACCCAGGCGAACAATTGCACAATATACAGAAAGAATTTCCACACCTGGCGATCAAAGTCATACGCATGTCAGACGGTCAAGATCACAAGGACTATTGCAATCCATGTGTGCCATATAACACTGCATTTCGTGCCTGTCGTGGCGATACAATCATTATTCAAAATCCTGAATGTTGCCACATGGGCGATGTACTGCAATACACCAAAGATAATTTAACCAACGAAAATTATCTTACATTCCACTGCTACGCTGCCACCAAGGCTGAGACCAGAGTCATGCAGTCAGGTGAGCCATTGCCTATGTTTACTGAGAAAAAATCTCGTTGGTACAATCACGTGGTCGAACGTCCATATGCTTATCATTTTACCACAGCCATCACTAGAGAAAATTTAATCAAGTTAAATGGGTTTGATGAAAGATTTGCGCAAGGACAAGATATGGATGATGTAGAACTAATCTATCGCATCAAGGCACTGGGGCTAGAACTAAAATTTGTAGAGGATCCTTGGGTAGTGCATCAGTATCATAGAAAGACCTATAATAATCCGCATAATCCTCCTGTGGCTGTGGACAATAGAGAACTGTGGGCAAGTATCAAAGATAACCTTCAAGTCCGAGCAAATAACAAAATTGATATATGTGGCATTTAACTAAAATTCCTAAAATAGCACATTTTTATTGGGGCGGCGGAGCTCTTTCGTATCTTAGATTTTTGTCTGTGGCCAGTTTCAAAAAACAAAATCCAGACTGGCAAGTACAAGTTCATGTTCCAAGTGTTGACAGTGTTGCTCCGGCTGATTGGGATAACAACATCTCTCAAGATTTCCGTACACAGTTAGTTGAGTTAGATGTTGATGTTGTTGCTCATGACTTTGACAGTTATGGGTTTACTAACCAAGCACACGAAGTACACAAGTCTGATTTTCTAAGATGGCGGTTATTGGCCACTCAAGGCGGGCTATGGTCTGACATTGACATCTTGTATATTCGATCTATGAATAATCTTGCAGAAAATTCAGCAGAAAATTCAACAGTTGATACTGCACTGTGTCCATTGATGCCGCCAAACAAACACACAGTGGGATTTATACTGGGATCAGCAAACAATGCCTTTTACAAGCACACAAGCGAACTATCATTGAAGAACTACAATCCCACAGTTTATCAATGCATGGGCAGTGATTTAATCAATGGACGCTTTGAAAGTTTTGAAAGTTTTGGGCAACAGTTCCCCCAACATTGTTTTATATTTTTAAACAAAAAAGGTGTGTACTCAATTACCAGCAAAACCATTGATCAATTTTATCAACCCATCACTGTTGATACGCAAAAGAAATTGATTAACTCTCGAATAATTGGCTATCATTGGTTTGGCGGACATCCTCAATCCCAACAATTTGAAAATAATTTACAGCCAGAAACACTAACTGATTACACACATTTCTTGGCCCGGACAATACAGGAAAAATTATGAAACACAAAGTAAAAGGAAAACGAGCATTCAGCAATGACAATTTAGTCGCATATCTCCAAGCAGAAGTTGCTACAGGGTCAAGTTTGTTAGACTTAGGATGCGGGCCAAAAATGTACAGTAATCCACTGCAAGAACAATGCAGTCGCATACTCACAGTTGATGCCTGGGCCTGGGTTGAACCAGACATTGTGGCCAATTTGGAAACCACTCCACTTCGAGACATTACTCCGGATCGGTGGGATTATGTTCTTATGCTAGACTTTATTGAGCACCTGGACAAGCCGGCCGGCTTGAGTCTGATTGAACAAGTTAAACAAATAACCAACCGGCGTGTGTTTTTACTCACCCCAATGGAAAAAATTTGGACAGAAAATCATGAGAATGTGAACAATCCAGAACTGTGGTGTCACGGCAATGAATATGATCTACACAAGAGTCTGTGGACACCAGAAGATTTTGCAGGGTTTAATCGTGTTAACATTCCAGGATTTGACAATTACTACATAGGATATTATGAAGCGTAAAGTGTTGACAATCCTGGGTACTAGACCAGAGATAATTAGACTCAGTCGAGTAATACCCAAGCTAGATCAATCAGCTGATCATCGTGTGTTGCACACAGGACAAAACTATGATCCCACACTCAATGACATCTTCTTTGAAGAATTAGAACTACGTAGACCAGATGTGGTGCTATCTAGTCGCGGAACCATTGGCGAACAACTGGCCGCAACATTTGTGGGTGTAGAAAAGTATTGCCAAGAATTTCAGCCAGATGCAGTTCTGGTGCTGGGCGACACCAACTCTGGACTAGCGGCTGTTGTGTGTGAACGCATGGGCATTCCTGTATATCACATGGAAGCAGGTAATCGCTGTTATGATTTAACGGTACCGGAAGAAAAAAATCGCCGAGTAATCGATCACATTTCATCTATCAACTTGCCCTACACTGGCTACAGTAGAGAAAACTTGCTACGTGAAGGCTTGCCAAACAACAAAATCTTTGTCACAGGAAATCCCATCAAAGAAGTATTAGACTACTACAGTGACAGAATACAGCACAGCACAATGCTTGAACGACTAGAACTTGTTCCAGGTCAATACATTGTGGCCACTGCTCACCGAGCCGAAAATGTGGACAATCCTGCTCGCCTAACAAACATACTAGAAGCATTTGAAACAATCAGTCAAGACTTGCCTATTGTGTTTAGTTGTCATCCCAAGACCGAACAACGTATGACTAGAAAATTAAACAGCCGTATTATTGTGTCTAAACCAATGGGCTTTTTTGATTGGGCAAATTTGGAACGCAACAGCAGATTAGCCATCAGCGATTCTGGAACAGTACAAGAGGAAATGTGTCTGTTCCAAAAACCCACAATAACTATAAGAGCAACCACTGAACGGCCGGAAACTGTCATGTGCGGATCAAATATTGTTACTGGGCTTGAGACAGATCGTATAGTATCAGGTTATCGGCAAGCACTAACACTAGGTTCATGGACTGTGCCAGAAGAGTATACTAGAATCAATGTCAGTGATGTAGTTGTGAATATCATAATGGGAAAGATGTAGATGGATCATAATCGAGAATTTTGGGAATACCAACACGCACAAGATAACGTACGAACCTTGTCGGGTTGTGCGTTTGATGACACTGTAGACTTTTTAAATGTCCGAGACCTATCT